ACCCCATGCGAGCCGGACAAGGAGCGCAGGATGACCGTCGTCCGCCACATCGAGGCAGCCATCACCCAGATCCGGCAGGCAGCCCCCGAGACTTGGGCGGCGCTCGCCAACGCCAGGATCCCTGTCGCGGACGGCGAGGTCGAGGCGCTCGCTCCTTGGGCCGGTCAGCTGCTCGACGGCCCGAACGTGCGGCCGGTCGGGATCACCAACGCCCTCCTCGACGGCCTGGACCAGACCATCGAGGAGCACCTGTCACGGCGCATGCTCGTGTTCCGGCGACTGGTGTGCGACACCTTCGGCCTGCAAGGCGACCCGCGATGGTCGGACCTCGAGGCCACCACCTGACTGACGTCCGGCACACAGCGGCCTACCAGCGCGACCGTCTCGCGCTGATCGGCCAGCCATGCTGGATGTGCGGCGCATCGTCGACCACAGCCGACCATGTCCCGCCCCTGGCCGAGTGGCAGCTCGACCACCCCGGTCGACCATGGGAGGGGCGCCTGATGCCGGCCTGCGCGCCATGCAACTACCGGGCCGGCTCGAAGATCCGTGCCCAAGTCGCCCGCCGACGCGCGACGGAGACGCAACGGGGCACGCGATGGGCGTGAGCACCGGTTTTTGGGCGACACAGGCCCACTCCAGACGGGCGCCTCGGGAGTCTCTCTCCCCGGGGGTCGCATGGGCCGGCCGAGCCGGCCGAGGAGGTGGCGCAGTTGGCGGCGAAACGCGTGACCTGGCGCGAGAACACGCCTCGGAGCGTCGCGGATCGCCTGGTGGTGGTCGTGGATGCCGTCAGGGCACAGCTCGACCCGACCGACTCGGCACTGTTCGAGCTGCGCGCCGGCGCTGCCGGGGTGCTCGCCCGTCGGCTCGACGCCACCTGGGCCGGCGACTGCCCGGACGACCCAGCGAAAGTCGCTGCGCTGCACAAGCAGCTCACCGCAGCCACCGCTGAACTCTGGGCCATGCGAGTTGCCGTCGATGACCCGGACTCCGGAGACATGCCCCCCGAGGTTCGCGACGCCCCGCAACCTGTCGCGGGAGACGCTCGGCCCAAAGGTCGCGCAGTACGCGCAACGCGAGCTCGGCCTGACGCTGATGCCGTGGCAGCGCCTGGTCCTCGACGTGGCGCTCGAGCTCGACCCCCAGAACAACTTCCCGCATCGAGAAGTTGACGTCACCGTCGGCCGGCAGAACGGCAAGACGACGCTGATCCTGCCGTGGGTGGCGTGGCGCATGCACCGCTTCGGCGGCCGGCAACGGGCGATCTACACGGCGCAGGACGGCGTGTCGGCCCGCGAGAAGTTCGTCACCGACTTCGTGGAGCTCGTCGCTGCGTCGCCGCTGGCCGCGCACGTCGACGTGCGCCTAGCCAACGGGTCCGAGTCGATGACATGGCGACGAACACGGTCGATGTGGGGCATCAAGGCCCCCACCCGCAAGGCCGGGCACGGATCGACGCTCGACATGGCCGTCGGCGACGAGATCTTCGCCCACGAGGACGACCGGCTCGAGCAGTCGCTCCGCCCCACCATGCGCACCCGCCGGTCCCCGCAGTTCCTTTTCACCTCCACGGCCGGCGACGACCGCAGCCGGTACCTGTGGACGAAAGTCAAGGCAGGGCGGCTCCAGGTCCAGACCGGGACCACCGGCCCCGTCGCCTATTTCGAATGGTCGGCGCCTTCCCCGGCCGAGCTCGGCATCGAAGACTGGGGCGACGTCCTGGCCTACGTCGGCAACCCCGACACGTGGGCACAGGCGAACCCGGCGCTCGGACACACGATCACCCTGGCCACCCTGCGCGACGAGTGGGCAGTCGCTCGCCGCACCCAGGAAGGCGTGGAGCAGTTCTGCAGGACGGTGTGCAACATGTGGGTCCGACAGCCGGCAGACACCGAAGGCGCCGGCTGGCAGATCATCAGCAAGGACGACTGGGTGGCCTGCGCCGTCCCGACGCTCCCCCGGCCCACAGCACTGTCCGTCGGTCTGTGCATCGTCGAGCGGAACTGGTCACTCACCGCACGCCAAGACCACGACGGCGGCCCGGTCCTCGACCACGTCGCAACCGGCGTCGGCCTCGACAAGGCAGTCGCGGAGATCACCCGAGTCGCTGACCGAGGCGTCGCCGTCACCGTCGCGATCGACCCCTCCACGACCGCAGGGACCGTCCTGCAAGACCTCCTCGACCTCGAGGCCAAACGAGACGACGTCGTCGTGCACCGCCTCGGACGGCGCGAGTCGATGCAGGCCTGCATGCGGCTCGCAGCGCTCGTCAAGGACCGTCGCGTCGGGGTGCTCGACTCCGACCTGCTCACCGCAGCGGCCGCAGCAGCAGTCCGCGAGGGAGCCATGGGAGAGCTGTGGGAGTTCGGCCGGTCGCCCGTCTCTGCGCCGATCGTCGCCGCCGCTCTCGCAGCGGCCGTCCCCCGCCCGGACGCCCCGGACCCGAACGAAAGGTTCGTGCACTGATGATCGCCCGTGTCCTCTCGACAGCCGCCGTGGCCGTCACCGTCCAACTCGTCGGCCTGGCCGCCATCGCCGTCGGGGCCGGGCTCATCGCCGGGCTCGGCGTCGGGATCCTCACCGCCGGGGTCCTCGGAGTCACCGCCGGTGTCGCACTCGAGAGGGGGGCCGATGCTCGCAAGCCTGGTGCCTGACCGGCGCGCCATCACCGACATCCCCGGTCTGCCGCGCTGGTCGTCGAGCGACCCGACGTCGCTCATCGGATCACCCCAGATGCGGGCCATGGCCACCGTCGCCGGCTACGCGTGCGTCCGCCTCATCTGCGACACGGTCTCGACCCTGCCGTTGCGCTTCTACCGGGTCCGGGCCGGCATCGACGAGCAGATCGACCCGCCGACTTGGTACGACTTCCCGACAGAACGAGAGCTGCGCGCGTCGTGGCTGTTCCGCGGCCTGTCGTCGCTCGCGCTGGCCAACCGTGCCCACCTGCTCGTCACCGAACGCGACCGCAACGGTGCCGCGACGCAGGCGATGTGGCTGCCACCTAGCCACGTGCGCCCTCGTCGCGCCGGAGAGCTCCAGCTCGTCAACGAGCACGGCCGCCCATGGCCGATGGTCGACCTCGGCACCGTCCAGGGCTTCCTGTTGGCAGGGGCAGACGCCGCCTTGTCTCCGGTCGAAACGTTCACGCGGTTCTTCCGGTTGGCCGGCGCCGCCGAGGAGTTCGGGGCGAGGTGGTTCGAGGATGGTGCACACCCGACCGCAGTCCTGTCGATCGACAAGCAGCTCACCGGCCAGCAGGCCGACCAGGCAGTCGACGGGTTCGTCGAGCGCATCGGGCGCCGCCGGCGGCCCATCCTGCTGTCAGGCGGCCTCAAGCTCGACAAGTTCCAGGCGAACCCGGCCGAGTCGGCCTGGATCGACACCGAGAAGTGGGTCGTTGACCAATCTGCCCGCATCTGGGGTGTCCCAGCGTCACTGATCGGCGGGTCCGAAGGCAGCGGCCTGACCTACAACACGGTCGAGGGAGCCGCTCTGCGCTTCCACACGTTCACGTTGCGGCCCTCCATCGTCCGTCTCGAGCAGCTCATCTCGAACGTGATGCTGCCCCGCGGCCAATGGTGCCAGTTCGTGCCCGACGCCATCTTCCGCAGCAGTCTCCTCGACCGCTACCAGGCCCACCAGATCGCGCTCGGCGCCGGATTCAAGACGCCGAACGAGGTCCGCAAGCTGGAGGACATGCCACCGCTCCCCAACGGTGACACGCTCCGACCACAGACCACGCCCACCCAAGGAGGTGCACGCCATGAGCACTGAGCGCCGCTTCGAGACACGCTGCCACGGCTCCGAGATCCGCTCCATGGACGGCGCCGCGCCGACCCTGTCGGGCCTCGCCGCAGTGTTCGGCCGCTACAGCCAGAACCTGGGCGGGTTCGTCGAGCAGATCGCCCCGACCGCGTTCGACCGTGTCCTCGGCGACGGGCACGACACGTACGCGCTGCTCAACCACGACGAGTCGCTCGTCCTCGGACGGACTCTCTCCAGGACGCTCAGCCTCGCCAAGGAAGACAGCGACGGCCTGCGCTACACCGTCGAGCTCCCCGACACGACCGTCGCGCGGGACCTTGCCGTGCTCGTCGCCCGTGGCGACATCACCGGCTCGTCGTTCGCGTTCCGCACCGCCCCCGACGGCGACGAGTGGACGCTGACCCAGGACGGATTCCCCCTCCGGACGATCACCGCCGTCGCCCGCCTCTATGACGTCGGCCCGGTCTCCTACCCGGCCTACCTCGCAACGCACGACCACCCTGGCGCAGCGGCCGCCATGCGCAGCCTGTCCGCCAGGGTCGGACGACACGCAGACGAGCTCGCCGAGGCCGCCGCCGCCGGCCGCCTCCACGAGCTCGTCGCCCGCAACCTCAGGGATGGCACGCCGGAGAAACCGGCCGGTCTGACGCCTGAGCTCATCCGGGCCCGGATCGACGCCGAGCGTCGCCGGATCCGGACAGCAGGACGCTGACCACCTGTCAGCGACCAGCACCACCATCCCCACCCCAACACAGCCCCCTTGAAAGGAGGCACCATGTACGACGACGAGATCCGCCGCCTCAACACCGAGATCGGCCGCATCCACGAGCAGCGGAAGGCCCTGCTCGACACCGCCGAGCGCAACCTCGCGGACAAGCGCGACGGTGTCGACAGCCTCGGCATGACCGCCGAAGAGCGCAAGTCCTACGACGCCCTCGGCCAGGCCGAGGACAGCGCCGCCGAGCGACGCGACGCGCTCCACAGCGCAGCCCAGCGTGCCGCCGCGCACGACAAGATCGTCCGCGAGTTCGGCATCACCGAGAGGGACTCCGCCGGGGCACGCGACCAGTTCCGGTCCCAGTTCCAGCAGATGCTCCGCAACGGCGAGCCGTTCGATGTCGACCCCACCCGTGGGGCGTCGCTGCGCGACTGGCGCCACGGCGACATCGAGGCCCGTGCCCTCGCATCGGGCACCGCCACCGCCGGCGGCACGACCATCCCGACCCGCTGGATCTCCCTCATCCAGCACATGGTCGACGCCAACCCCATCCTGGACCGGGTCACGTCCCTCGTGACGACCTCCGGCGAGCCGCTCACCTGGCCCCGCACCGCGACCTACGGCACCGCCGAGTCGGAGAAGGCCGAGAACACGACGATCGCCGGCACCGACCTCACCTTCAACAGCACCCGACTCACCCTCGGCGCCTTCAAGTACACGCAGATCGTCGAAATCCCCCGGGAACTCCTCGACGACGCCATGGTCGACCTCGAGGCCCTGGTGCTGAAGGCCACCGGCATCGCCATCGGACAGGCGCTCGCTGCTCGAGTCATGAACGGCTCCGGATCCGGTCAGCCCCGAGGCATCACGCTCGACTCCACCGTCGGTGTCACCGGCGGCACCGGTGTCGCCGGCGCGTTCACCATGGACAACCTCATCGACCTCGAGTACAGCGTCACCGAGCCGTACGCGCGCAACGCCGTGTTCATCGCCCGTCGCGCCACCGTCGCAGCGATGCGCAAGCTCAAGGACACCACCAACAACTACCTGTGGCAGCCCTCGCTGATCGCCGGGCAGCCCCCCACGTTCGACGGAGCGCCGGTCCTGTCCGAGCCGACCGTGCCCGCCGTGGCCCTGTCCGCCAGGTCGGTCCTGTTCGGCGACCCGGCCGCCTACCTCCTGCGCCTCGTCGGCGGGGTCCGGTTCGAGCGTGACGACTCGGTCGGCTTCAAGAACGACCTCATCACGTTCAAGGCCGTCTTGCGCGCCGACGGCGGGCTCACCGACCTCACCGGAGCGGTCAAGCACTTCGCGGGTGGTGCCACCTGATGCAGGTCCGCATGCTCGTCGACATCTCCGGGACGCGCAACGGCCAGCCATGGCCTCGCATCGGCGGCACCATCGAGCTGCCCGACGACGAAGCGGCCGGCTATGTGGCCGCCGGTCTCGCTGAGATCGCCGGGACGGTCGAACAGGCATCGGACCCGGCCCCGGCCAGGGCCGAACGGGCCGCCGGTCGCCGCTGACCTGGCGGGGGCGTAGAACCGGAGGACGTCTCCGGACAGGGTCACGGTGCCCGCATTGATCACCCCGCCACCACCGCTGCGGCCCTCGGGCGTCACATCCCCCACGCTCGGGGGCCCGCAGCACCCCGAACCAGCCCAACTGTGGGAGGTCACGCATGCCCCAGCGCGCTTTCGTCGGCCTGTCCACCCAACAGATCCGTCTGTCCTCCGAGACCGGCACACTCCAGACCGCCACCGTGACCGTGTCCGGCGTCGCGCACGACGGCGCCACCGTCACCCTCGGCCCCGTCAGCACCGTCGCCACCGGCGTCTACCAGGCGTCGATGACGGTCACGACACCCACGTCCGTCACGCTCACCTGGTCCATCAACGGCACCCCGATCCAGGACAGCGTCGATGTCGTGTCCGGCCCGTACGTCACCGTCGACGAACTCCGCGCCACTCACGCGTCGCTCGCCTCGACCGACACCACCCTGCTCGCGAACGCAATCCAAGACGCCGAGGCCGAAGCGCAAGCGCTCACCGGTGCGTCATGGCGGCGCCGCTACGACGTCATCGAGGTCACCGGCCGAGCAGACGGGCTGCTCCACATCGCGTGGCCGTGGGTCCGCAGAATCGGCAAGGTCACCGTCATCGACGAGTTCGGCACATCGGCCGTGCTCAGCTCCGCGCAATGGCAGACAATGCCGGCATCACGGATCAACGTTCCCGGTGTCGGCCCGTCAGACCGGGTCGAGATCGGGTTCGAGCACGGCGCCATCGAACCCAACCGCGAGATCCGCCGAGCAGTCCTCATCCGGGCCCGGCAACTCGCCCAGGCCGACGCCTCCAAGATCCCGCTCTACTCGGAGCGGGTCGTGATGGACTCGTCCGGGTCGACGCTCGTGCGGCTCCTCCCAAAGGCCGACTCGACAGGCGTCGCCGAGGTCGACGCGATCTACCAGCGGCATCGGCATGGCATGCACCTCGGGTTCGGCACATGACGTTCTTGAACGCCACCGTCGCAGACAGGGTCCGTGCCGTGATCGCCGCAGCGCTCCCGACCGTGACCGTCTTCGCCGGCCCGATCGAGCCCGGGCCAGAGGCGCCGCTCGAGTGGGTCCTCGTGGACCATGAGCCATCGACGTGGACCTGGCCGACGATGCGCGCCGGGACCCGGCCCCTGGCGACCACGATCGGCCTCAGAGTCGACATCGAAACCATCCAGCTGGGCAAGACCGCCACCGTCACCCAAGCCCGCTGGTTCGAGCTTGCCAGCGCTGTCATGACGGCGCTCCGCTCCGACCCGACGTTGCAGTCCACCGGGCAGATCTCGTCCGTCCTTGGTCTCATGCCCGAAGGACAGATCCGTGCCGTGAGCACCGCCGCTGTCGGGGACGGCACCGGATGGTCTGTGCGGGGCGAGCTCACCATCCAGATCCAGACCCGCACCTGACACCCGGGAGACGCACGCATGCCGCCTCGCACCCCCACCTCCGACGACGCACCGGCCACCGCCCCAGACACGGCCAACCAGCCCGTGAACACGCTCCCCTACGACGCGATGGTTCACATCGGCGCAGGGGTCTACGTCCTCGTGCCCAGGGGCGCTCCCTGGCCCACCAACATCCCTCAGGAGGGCTGACCGATGACCGTCTTCGATCACCAATTCGGCCTCGCCGAAGAATCGGCCTACGGGACGCCGGTTCTCCCCGTCGTCCGGTTCTACGAAGTCAAGCCGGGTTCCGGGTTCGACATCCAGCCGCAGGGCACGGCATCGGACGGGATCCGGGCGGGCCGGTCCACCAAGTCTGCCGACATGTCCGTGCGTCGCCGCCCGACCATCGGCGGCCAGTTCGAGCACGACATCCAGACCAAGGGGTTCGGGCTCCTCGGCAAGCTGATCTTCGGGTCGGTCGCCACCTCCGGGCCTGTCGGCGGCAAGTACACCCACACGCTGACGATCTCAGAGCCCGGCCGTTTCACCGGCCAGGCAGGAATCGGCCGGCCCACCGCCACGACGATGCCGGTCACCGCCACCGGCTGCAAGATCACCGACGCTGCGTTCGCCGGCGAAGTCGGCGGCCTGCTCGGCTGCACGTTCTCCGTCGACGCCCGGGTCGCCTGGACGCTCACCACCCTTACCGGTGGCACGACCACCGGGTCGAACATCGTCACGATGGCGTCCACTGCCGGCGTCTCACTCGACCAGCCCGTCACCGCAACGGGCATCCCGGCGGCCAGCATGGTCGGGTCGGTGATCAACAACACCTCGATCACGCTGATCAACCAGACCACGCGGGCCGCTGCCAATGCCACCGCCACCAACGCGTCAACGTCGCTCACCTTCGGGACCGCGCTCGCGTCCGCGTCGTACCCTGCGAGCTCCGAGCCGTTCCTGTGCGACTCGATCTCGATCAGCATCGGTGGCGTCACCGTTGCCGCTGCCGGGTTCGAGCTCACCATGAACCCGCAACTCAAGACCGACCGGACCAAGATGGCATCGATGGGACTCAAGGACGAGCCCATCCGGGCCGCCCTGTCCGAGTTCTCCGTGTCCCTCAAGGGCATCACCTACGACGCCGACACGTTCACGAACCGGATCGTCGCTGCTACATCGGCCGGCGCTCAGGCCCAGGTCATCATCACCGCCATCGGCCAGAACGACCCGGCTGCGCAGGCCGTGTTCACCCTGCCCGCCGTTGAGTTCCGTGGCGGGTGGCCGATGATGGATGAGGGCCTCGTCGAGTTCGACCTCGAGGGTGACTGCTGGGCGACTGCCGCCGGCGCATCCCCGATCACTGTCGCCTACACCACCGTCGACGTCACCCCGTGAAGGTCAAGGTCGGCGCGGACGGTCTCGACGAGCTCGTCGCCCGGCTCCGCAAGGTCGACGACGGCCCCAAGCTCACCGCCGTCCTCGCCCCCACACAGCCCGAAGTCGCTCGCCTCGTCGAGACTGACGCGACGTCGAACGCCCGCGGCCGCCAGATGAGCAAGGCAGTCGCGTCGAACAAGTACCGCCCCAACAAGGGATCGGTGACGATCACCGTCGGCGGGACCGGGTCGGACCGGTCCTGGGCTGTCGGCGCCCAGTTCGGCGCCAAGCGCTTCCGCCAGTTCCCTTGGTTCCGGCGGGACGGGTACACGGTCGTGCCCGCCATCAAAGACAACGCCGACGACATCGCCGACATCTACGCAGACGCCATCACCGCCATCATCGACCCCTGAGGAGCTGGTCACCCTGAAGATCACCATCGCGCTCACCCACCAAGGGGAGCAGCACACCGTCACCGTCGCGCCGTTCGACATCGTCGCGTTCGAGCGAGCGTTCGCGATCGGGTTCGGCAAAGCGTTCGGGAAGACCGACGACCTCAAGCTCGAGCATCAGCTGTGGCTCGCCTGGCACGCCCTCAAGCGCGCCGGACGAGCCGGGCACGACTTCGAATTCTGGATGGCCGGCGTCGAGGACATCGGCCAGGAGGCCGAGGCGACCCCTTTGGTCGAGGCTCACAGCACTGGCTGATCGCCGAGCTGTGCGTCGAGCTCGGCTGGGCGCCCGGGTGGGAGCAGACGTGCTCGCCCGAGATGCTCGACACGCTCATCAGCTACATCGCGTTCCGGAACAAAGAACGCGAACGCCAAGAACGCAAGGCCGCCATGAGAAAGGGAAGGTGACGACATGTCGAAGATCAACATCGTCATCACCGCCGTCGACAAGGCGTCTGCAGCGTTCCGCAAGGTGAGCGGTGAGCTCAACGAGCTGTCGAGCCGGATGACCGAGACCGGCAAGTCGATGATGAAGGTCGGCGGTGCGATGTCGGCCGGTGTCACGTTGCCGCTCGTGGCCGGCTTCAAGTCCGCGGCCGACGCCGCCCGCGAGTCGCAGAAGATCGTCGCTGTGACCGAGCAGGTCATCCGGTCGACCGGCGGCGCCGCCAAGATCACGGCCGAGCAGGTCGACGACCTCGCCACCAGCCTCTCGAACAAGACGGCGATCGACGACGAAGTCATCCTCAAGGGCCAGCAGGTCATGCTCACCTTCACCAACATCCGCAACGAGGCCGGGAAAGGCAACGACATCTTCAATCGGGCGTCGCAGGCCATGCTCGACCTCGGCACCGTGTTCGGGAGCACCGACGCCGCAGCCATGCAGCTCGGCAAAGCCCTGAACGACCCGATCAAGGGCATCGGAGCGCTCGGCAAGGCCGGCGTCAGCTTCACCCAGGCCCAAAAGGACCAGATCAAGGCATTCGTCGCCTCGAACGACATCCTCAGCGCGCAGAGGATCATTCTGGCCGAAGTCGAGAAGCAGGTCGGCGGCACCGCTGCAGCCGCAGCCACGGACTATGACCGCATGGGCGTCGCCATCGGCAACCTCCAGGAATCGCTCGGCGCCCTCCTCCTCCCAACGATCGAGAAGGTCGCGCGCGTCGTCGCCAACCTCGCCGGCAAGTTCGAGCAGTTGTCGCCGCGTATGCAGACCATGACCGTGGCCGGCCTCGCCATCGTCGCCGCCATCGGCCCGGCCGTCACCGTCATCGGTGCTCTCGTCACCGCCGTCGGGTTCCTGCTGTCGCCCGTCGGGCTGGTCATCGCGCTCATCGCCGGTCTCGTCGCAGCGTTCGTGCTCGCCTACCAGCGCATCGACGGATTCCGGGCCGCTGTCGACACCGCCGTCGCTGCGGTGCGCGACAAGCTCGCCGTGTGGCTCCCCGCCGCTATCGACATCGCCCGCAACG